ATGCAGGATTTTGCTCATTTACATCTGCACACAAATTATTCCATGCTCGACGGAGCAATTCGCATCAAGGAGCTGATGCAACATGTTAAGGGATGTGGTATGTCTTCGGTTGCAATGACCGACCACGGAAACATGTTCGGAGCCGTTGAGTTCTATAACGAGGCGATCAAACAAGGCATCAAGCCGATTATCGGAAGCGAATTTTACGTTTCCCCAAACCGTAAACAAGAAACGGAAATGGTAAAAATTGCGGACGGGAACGCGTACCATCTCATCTTACTTGCAAAAAACGAAGAGGGTTACAAAAATCTAATACGTCTTTCCAGTAAGTCCTACACGGAAGGTTTTTATAAAAAAGCGAGAATTGATTATGATCTTCTGGATAGACACAGTCAAGGTCTTGTTTGTTTGACCGCTTGTCTTGCGGGTGAAGTCAATCGAAAGATTTTGGAAGGTAAAATAGATGAGTCTTTTCAACTCGCAGGTAAGTTGAACGAGATTTTCCGTAAAGAGGATTTCTATATGGAAATCCAAAACCACGGAATTCCCGAACAGATGACGGTTGCTAAACAAATTTACGAATTTGGAAAGAAAACCGGAATTCCGCTCGTTGTTACAAATGATTCCCACTTCTTAAAGAAAGACGACCAAGAAGCGCAAGATATTCTTCTTAGAATCGGAATGCAAAAACGTATTACTGATCCGATGGAATTTGGTTTTAACGGAGAATTTTATGTTAAAAGTCCGGATGAAATGGCTCGAGTATTTCCCGAAATCCCCGAGGCGTTTTATAATACATTAGAAATTAGTAATAAAGTAAATTTGAAACTTCAATTTGGAAATTATCTTCTTCCAGAATTTGAGGTTCCGGAAGGTTACGACGCGGATTCTTATCTTGAAAAATTAATTTGGGAAGGGATCGAAAGAAAATATCCGAATCTTTCTCCGGAAATCAAGGAAAGAGTGATCTTCGAACTCAATACGATCAAAAATATGAAGTTTGCAGGTTACTTTTTGATCGTTCAGGATTATATTAATTACGCAAAAAGAAACGGAATTCCCGTCGGGCCAGGAAGAGGTTCGGCGGCAGGTTCCATCGTCGCTTATGCACTCGGAATCACGAACGTAGAACCGCTTCAACACAATTTACTTTTTGAAAGATTTTTAAACCCGGATCGTAAGGATATGCCGGATATTGATACTGACTTTTGTGTGGAACGCAGAGAAGAGGTGATCAATTACATACGTAGAAGATACGGAGAAGAACGTGTAGGTCAGATTATCACGTTCAATTCTCTTGCGGCAAAAGCGGCTCTCAAAGATGTGGCACGCGTTTTGAATCTTCCATTTGGAGAAGCGAATGAAATGACAAAGGCGTTTCCGAATAAATTAGGAATGTCTATTTCAGAAGCTTTATCCACTTCTTCCGAGTTAAAAAACTTTTCGGAAAAAGACGATATCAATCATAAAATTTTTGCGATCGCTCAAAGGTTAGAAGGAAATTACCGTCAGCCTGGAAGACATGCTGCGGGTGTGGTCATTTCTCCTTATCCTTTAGAAGAGGTAGTTCCACTTTCCACGGTTGCGGAAAAGGAAAAACCGGGTGTTCGTGCGATTGTAACTCAATACGATAAAAACAATTTAGAAAGTATCGGCCTTATCAAGATGGATATCTTGGGTCTAAAAAACTTAACTACCTTAGATTACGCAATTAAACTCATTGAACAAAGAAGAGGAATTCGGATTAATCTGGATGAAATTTCCTACGATGATGCGAATACATACTCTCTTCTTAGAAAAGCAAATACTTTAGGTATCTTCCAGTTAGAATCTACTGGAATTACTGATCTGGTTGCAAAGAGTCAGGTAAGTAATTTCGACGAAATTGTAGCTTTGATTGCTTTGTATCGTCCCGGTCCGATGGGAGAAGGGATGTTGGACGAATATTTGGATCGTAAATCTGGAAGAAAACAAGTCACCTATCCACATCCATCCTGTGAATCGATTTTAAAAGAAACTTTTGGAGTTCCGGTTTATCAGGAACAGGTGATGAGTATTTCCCGCGTTGTCGGAGGATTTTCGGTCGGAGATTCGGACGTATTGCGTAAAGCGATGGCCAAGAAAAAAGCCGATTTGATGGATAAATTGAAAGTTCAGTTTGTCGAAGGTGCGGTTAAACAAGGAATCCAAGAAAAGGTAGCAAAGGATCTTTTCGAACAATTGGAAAGGTTTGGTGGTTATGGATTCAATAAATCGCATTCGGTCGCTTATGCGATCATTACTTATCAAACTGCTTACCTAAAAGCGAATTATACGATCGAATACCTCACGGCTCTTCTTGCTTCCGATCACGGTAAAACGACTGACATCGTAAAATACATCAATAACGCGAGAGAAATGGGAATTCAAATTCTCAATCCGGACGTTTCCGAATCTCAGGCTTCTTTTAGCGTGATCGACGATACTACGATTCGTTTCGGACTTTCCGCAATGAAGGGAGTGGGAGAAACGGCTGCAAATAGTATCATTCAAGCGAGAACCAAAGTAGGAAGTTTTAAAACCTTACAAGACTTCGCATTAAATATAGATACAAGGTTGATCAACAAAAAAGTTTTCGAAGCTCTGATTCAAGCGGGAGCCTTAGACTCTTTTGGTTATACTCGAAAATGTCTTTTTGAATCTGTAGATTCGATTTTGACTTTCGCACAAAAAGAACAAGAAAGAACAAATGAAGGACAGTTTTCACTTTTTGGAAACGAGGAAAGTTCTTTCTCTCTCAATCTTCCCAAAAACGCGCTTGAATGGGAAATTGACGAAAAATTAAAAAGAGAAAAAGCGGTAGCCGGTCTTTATCTTTCGGGTCATCCCTTGGACAAGTATGAAAAACAACTTAAAAGTTTAAAAACAATCCCGATCGAAAAATTTGATGATTTAAAATCTGGAACTAAAGTGGAAGTTGCAGGTGTGATTTCTTCTAAGAATATCAAACTCAGTAAACGAAACGAAGAATTTGCAAACTTCAAACTAGAAGACAGAACCGGCGAAATAGAATGTGTCGCATTCGCAAAGACGTATCAGAAATATAAGGAATTTATAAAGGAAGATCAAGCAATCTTTATCAAAGGGGACTTGGATAAAATCGAAGTGGGAGATACGGAACTCCGCGGACAGGTTAAAGTCAACAGTATCGAAATTTTAGACGACGCGACAATCGAAGATAAACTTGAAAAATCGCTTCATCTCCGACTGGAAGAAAGGCATACGGAAGATCCTGAACTGGTTCCAAAACTTTACGCATTACTAGCTTGTTACAAAGGAGAATCTTCCGTATATTTTCACATTGTGGAAAATCAAGAAGAGAAAAGAGTGATTCGTGCTCATGACGCCTATTCGATCCAACCGATCAATGAACTTTTTTTACGATTGGCAGATCTTTTAGGCGATCGTTCCGTATTTTATTCTGTAGGAGAACAACTCAAAGCGATCAATAAAAGTCAGGCTGCGGGTTGATTAATATTTTAAATAATTATAATATAATGAATTTATATTTATAAAAGATGTGGTATTGCGCTAGTCTTTCGTCAGAAAACTTAGCCTTTCGCCGTTTTATAGTCTTCTGTCCTAAAACGAGCAAATCGAAGTTCGTTCATCTCGACTCCGTCGAGACCGTTCTATTGAAAGGTTTTCGATAGAACGCTTTATAATTCTTGACGGGCGGCTTTCGGAGAAAGTATTTTTTTATTTTAGAATTTGATTGTATTCTGAAAATTTATTTTAGTTTCTCCGAAACCGGGCTCGCGGCTATAGTCAATAAATTGAAGGATGAAAGTTTCATAAAAATTTTTTTTCGATCAATTTATTGACTCCGCCTTGATCCCTGCCGCAAATCGTAAAATCGGTGTTAGTTTGTGGATTTATGGAAAAGTTGATTTTAGAAATAAAATCGTAGTAAAAATCTGTCGAGTCAATCGATCTTAAATCTTCACTAATATAACGTGAGTTGGTACTCATGATTCTGAAAAAATTGGAATCTGAATTTTACAGATCGACTTTTTAAATGTGGGAACTACCACAATTTATAAAATAGAATTTTATAAGAATTGAATCTGTCGTATTCAAGTGTGCAAACTATTACAAAACTTAGGTTCTGTCCGTGAGCATTACCCCCGTTGGGAATGTGCACTAAAAACGTTACTGAATTTCAGTTCTTTTAAGTTTATTTCAGAAAATACGTGGGTTTAGCGAGATTTCTAATAATAAATTATTATTATACATAGTAAAGAAAAACGAAAAAGTTCAAACAAAATTTAGGAAACGCCCTTGTTCCCAAGGACGTTATAAATATAAATCTAAGATGTTGAAGCGTTTCCACCACCAAGTGGTAATAGTTTTGAAATGAATGGTATTCTAATCTTGCCTTTAATGATAAAGATTAGTACGAGAATTAACGCAATTCCAATCATCAAAATTATAGTGAACCATCCAAGACTTTGAAGTCCATCGCCCCAACCAGCTTCACGTTGAAGAGACGCGTTTTCTTTCTGCGTCTTCTTCTCTCCTTTGATTGCTGCCCGCGCATTTTTATCCCCCGCTTCGATGGAATCGGCGGCGGCATTCAGGAGATTGCTGACTCTTTTGTCTCCCTTCTTGGATTGTTCTTTTGCTTCCTCTCGAAGAACCTTCGGCATTCCTACGGAATCAGGTGTCTGAGCTATGACTGTTATACAAGTGTTCAATGTGATAAGATAGAAAAGGATCAAAATGAAAAATTGAATTCGGTTCATTGGAATTCCTCCGTTCTTTCTTCTCTTTCGTTCTCAGGTTTTGCATGTCCAAGTCCGGATCTTTCGAAAACGCCTTTCACAATTTTATTGTAGAGTAGTATCGTTGCGAGATAACAAACGAAAAGGCGAATTGCCTGATAGGCCGCAAGCGTCCATCCTGGAAGAATTTTGCAAATCTCTTCTTTTACAGAATCGAATGAGACGCAGTACGTAAAAACTTCCGGCATTGTAATCCAATAGAAAATGTTATAGGGAATAGCGATTAACGTAGCAACAAGGAACACAACGAGTTTCTTGTTGCTTAGTAGGAAATGATGAGGAAGATTTCGAAATAAGATTTGTGAAACAGTCAAAACGAGACTCATATAAAATCCGTTTAAAAAGACCGTGGGGAGAAGTTCAGTAATAGATTCGATCATGTATGTGCAACCTTCCTTATAACAGTCCTTTTGCTTTTAAGAATATTTCGGGATCGGTTTCTTTTTTCCAATCTTGAGCTTTCTCATCCCAAGGCCAAACTTCGAAATGCAGATGAGCACCTAAGCTGTATCCGTAGTTCCCAGATTTTCCGATCAGATCGCCTGCGCTAACTTCATCGCCCTTCTTAACTTTAGGATCCGTGTGTTTGAACTTATAAAGGTTTTTTGAATGAACACCGATTCCGATAATGAACGGAGTCCAGGCACGATCTTCCGGAACTTCACCTGATTTTACCAGGTTGACCCAGGTGTTTTTTTCCCAACGGAATTTTACTGGATACTTCCGATCTCTCCCAAGAACGGTTTTGATTATGCAGTCTTCGGGAGCAAATACATCATTATATCCCCCAAGATCGATTCCAAGATGGAATTGCTTAGATTTCTTCCCATCGATATTTAAGTATCGCCATCCGTATTTCGAGGTGATATGAGGATTCGAAACTGGCAAACGAAAGATAGGATCTCGCTGAATGGGTATGTTCGAAATCGAACCGAATACCTCTTCCCTTGAAATTTTCTTTTTGTTTGCCAAGGCAATCGAAGATTCATTCCAATAGTTTTGATTAGTTTGAATTGCTTTTAGGCTTAGGAATTTCCGGATAAGCGGAATAAGAATGTTTAGAATTTGTAAGATCATTTTGAGAATCCTCCGTTTTGAAACTTTGAGTGAATTTTGTGGAGGAGTTCTTTTTGTTCGTCGAATTTCTCGTCAAACTTGGTATCAAGTTTTTCGATTCGAGTTTCAATCATATCTAATCGCTTATCAGTGGTCGAAGTGGTTTGCTTTAATAAACCGATTTCCAGTGCATGCGATTTTTCTAATTCCATCATCCGTTCAGAAAGTCGATCTGTCTTATTACGATCTTGAAGCGAATGATATTTACATTCTTCTTGAACTTCTTTGATCTTCAATTCAGTATATTCTCTCTGTACGTCTTGGGCTTTAACGATCTCGTCTTTTGCTTCCTTTCGTATTAAATATAAAAAGAATACTGATAATAGAGATAAGAGAGGTAGGTATTTAAGAATCTCATCCATTTAGGATGGTATCCTGTAATCGTTCAAAGGGAACAATTTTAGAAAAGTTCGATGTCTACTATGTCTGTTCTTTTCTTATTTTGATTCTTTGTTCTAATTTTTCGTAATACAACCCAATTCGTTTTGTCTTTAAGAAATCAGGAAGATTTTCAAATTTTCCAGGACGCCAACCTTTCCGGAACATCTCCTCGCAATGATTCATCCACTGATCTTCGAAACGGGCCATTCGGATCGCTTCCGATTCTGGTGAATCAAATTGTTTTTTACAATGTGGGCATTCTATTTTATGATCCATCAACATTTTCTACTCAAAAGTTTTACGGGTTTATCTACTTGTCTGGCAAGGCTTACCCTCGATGATTTGTCAATTCCTGATTGAAACTCATTATTCCATATATTAAGATTTTTATTATTAGATTTTCGTAAATTTACATAATTCTCGTCCTTAAATTTTTCTATCGCAACTTGGTCTTCATTTTTGATTCGAACGATAGACGATTTCTCTTCTATTCCCCAGTGTTCAGAGGCTTCTTGGAGTCGTGTCGCGATTCCATATGAAAATCCCTCTAAAAAATTAGTTTGGTTTTGTTTAGGTGCTAACGCCAGAGCGACGTCGGATAAATATTGAAACATCAGTTGAGTCGTTTCGACATTTACTTCTCTGCCGAGAATAATAAACGAAGCGGGCCACGAATGTTTTAAGATGATACTACAGAAATTAGATTTAGCGATAGCGGCAATTAGGAATCTTTGCCAATGGCGAAATCGTCTTTTGCCCGTTGGTAAATTATATTCAATGATAGAGCCTCTTTCTAATTCCGTCGCTTCAACATTATACTTTTGAATCAATTCAGACGCTTGCTTTGCCGCGCTTTTCGCCTCGTTGGCATTCGGAGAACTGGAAAGTGCGAGAAGTTTGTTTATTTTATCAAGAATGGATTTCCTGTCAGTATTCATTTGGAAAACTCTGATTTTGTTTCTTCTGCCTTAAAATCAATTGCTGCTTGAGTTACTTCTTTTTCGTAAAAATCAGGATTCTTTAAAATATCCAAAACTCCCTGCTGAAATTCTTCTTTTATATCAGCGTCTTTTAATGGATAGTTTTTATCATACCAAACATCCATTGCAGAGATAAACGCGGACCGCGCTTGAAGTATGAACGAAATCAGAAGAGTCGTGTTGTCGATAACGTCCTCGGGAATTTTTGGTTCGATATATTTGAATTCGATAGGAATAAACACTTTCATCCTTATACCTTCTTAAATACTTATTGATGCATCGTTAATCTAGTTCCGATCAAGGCATTCGATCATCGCTAACGCAACAGCTGCAACCTGTATCAATTCCTTTCTGTAATCTGAGAGATCGTTCTTTCCATCATATTTAAAATGTGTTTCGAGCGCGGCTTTGTTTACTTCTCCAACCTCCTCGCCAAGAATTGCACACCATTCAATAGGGATGTGATTTTGTTCTCCCCACTCCTGATCTTGCTTTTCTCTTTCTCTAAAAATTTCTTGAATGATCTTTTCTTTCATATCAAACTCCTTATAGACTGAATGTTTTTAGAATGAATGCGGTTAAGAGTAATCCGATCAAAGATCCGAAACCTGCGCCGGACGCATATGTGATTCGATCTCGCAAAGTTCCGAACGCGATCTTTTGGACGTTTCATGTCCATACAAAAGAAATGAGTCCTCCCACGAAAAAGACCGCAATGTATTTCTCTTTGCTTATGAGATAAGTATTTACGGCAACTAAAAAGACTTGGACAAAGCCAGTGGTAAATAAGCCAAAACGGGATTTCCAAATAAAAGACGCGATGATTAAAGCAAAAATTCCTAAAACCGTCCAAACGGCCAAAGTTCCAGCTATCGTGTACATCATTACTAATTCAAAAATTTCAAAACTACTCATATTAAACTTTCCTAAATAAGCAAATTACTCTGTATTCGCAAAAGAGATTATCTTCATTTTCTTTTCTTCGCTTCTGTTTTGAAAAAGGAAAATATATCCTCTCTCCAAATTATCGCTATGAGCAATAAAGCCAAAATAACCAAAACACCCCAGACAACCAGCGTTCCGGCGATTGTGTACATAATTACCAATTCAAAAATTTCAAAACTACTCATATTATACTTTCCTAAATAAGCAAATTACTCTGACTCTATGATTCGTTGAAATTGAAAGATAAATTTTTCCCTCAAGCATCCACTTATCTCCCGCATACTGCGGAACTACTTGATCGAGCCAAACAAGATGTCCTCCCATTTCAAGAGATTTCCAGGCTTCCATGAGAACTTTACCTCTATTTACCATTAAGAAACCGTAATGTTCAGCGTCTTCTTTCGTATAAGGAGGATCCGCCAAAATTAAATCGAGCGAGTGGCCGATGAACGCGCGGACATACGAGGAAAGAAGTTCGGCGTCACCAACGATTTCGGGATTCAATGCGGAGTTTTTATCCATCCTTAGATACTTACCTGGCGGAGTTTTTCCGCTAAACAAATGAAGAACTTTAGATTTATCCGGAAACATCGGTAAGAGCCGTTTTAAGTATTGCTCTGGATAAGCTCCGTGGTAGTCGGAAGTGTTTTTATAGTTTTGCCCGAGCTCCCACTCTCCGTATAACCTTTCTTTGAAAACGTGAAGCGGCGCGTAATTCGGAAAGGACTCGTTATAAAGTCTTGCCCGATCTTGAATCTTAAGAGTTGATGTTTCGGAAATCATGAAACCTTCCTTGTTTCCGATTTGAAACTAGCTACGACGGTTGTTCTACAACCTCCAGCATGATACGGAGGCATCTGATTTCTCAAAAGGCTTGTAATCTCATCACCAGATTTTGAAGCAATGTCGAATTGTCTTAGCTCTGATTCTGATGGATTCTGTCGATCCTTCCAGAAATATTCCCGAGTCGGATCATCAGCTAAAAATTCTCGCACGTAATTTACGCAAGTCCGAACTTCGACAGTCTTTCCGTTCATATTCTTACAAATGTAAGATGTATGATCATCGATCACGGCCACGATCTCGAGTCTTTTGATTCCTATTTGTTCGAATCTTTCGGTACGGGAAAAATTCCGGGATCTAAGAATTTGTCCTCTTACAATGTCGTCTAACTTGCTTCTAAGTTTTGCTTTCGGATCTATTATGGTAGGAGTTTCGCCTTCTTTCTTCTTGCCTGGTTTTTCTTTCTGCGCTGGACCTAGTAATTCATCTTGAAGCCTACGAATCACTTGATCAGTTGAACCGGACTCCACCGCCTCTCGAATCGCATTTTCTATTTTGTTTATATCATCCTTACGATTGAATTGTTTACCTATATCGAACTTATATCCTTTATCAAAGAAATCTAATATGTCTTTGTTTGCTTGAATCCTAAGAGGATTCGTTTTTGAATTCGGGTTATTTATATCCTGTCCAGCGTCCCAGGCTTTCGAAATTGTTTCCTTCCATGCTTTTGCAGTTTCTTCCGGAAATTTGCTTCCAAGTTCTTTTTCTAAAACACCCCAAATCGTATCAATTGCATCAGCTTTATTGATTCCCTTTTTAGAAATCTGATTCAGAGCTTCATTGACACGATCTTCGTAAGAAGAAAAGAATTGAGAAACGAATGCTTCTTCGATGGAGGCATAAACTTCTTTTTCTTTTTTCGTCCACGCGCCAAGTTCTACAAGAGAGTCAAGGTCACCGCAAACATGAGAGGTTTGTTCAAACTGCTTACTCATCAGGACTTTTTTTTTACTCTCTAAGTCTGTGTTTTCCGAGAAAGTAAATCCAGCGTCGGTTTGCGTTTCTAACTTTTCCGAATCAAACCATTTGTCTCGTCCTAAGAGTTTTGCACCATCCTCGGGACTGATCGCACCCGATTTCACCATAGCAAGAACGAGCTGAAAATCTGCGTTCTCAACCTGTTTTTCTGTCAGCTTTGCTTGTGCATCAGAGAGAGGATCTAAGGAAATTGATTTCTTGCGACTTGCATCTATAGATTGAAAACGATTTCCTTTAAGCAACTGATCGAGCGTGATTGCTCTGATCAAGAGTTGAATAACTGGATATACATAGTTCCCAAGTTTTAGTAGAAAAAACTTTCCTGCGACTTTTATATAGGTCTCTGTGACTGAATAAGATCTTCCAAGGAGAGCTAAATCGATATCGGCACCGGAAGAAATTTGTTCTTCAATGTAGCGAGAAATTGCTTCGAAGCCTCCGGTTTTAGAGGCGTCGGTTAAAGTATGGTGATCGACCGTCGTATCGTCGTAGGTGGCGAGAAATCCACTCTGAGAATTTTTTTCAAAAGATTGTTTTGCTTGCGTTAAGAATTCTTTTTGTTGGTTTTCGTACGTTTTGGCGTCCGTCCCTGGAAGGAGTCGAGGTCTTTTGAATTTTGCAATGATAAATCCTAAGAGCCCCCACTTATTCAAAGTCTTATCGATATTGTCTTGAGTTTTGAATTGAGAATTGATCCATCGAACAACGGAAAGAAAGGGAGGAATCGCATACGGAGAATCTTCTTCTCTCTCGATTGCTTCATAAACATATTGTTCTTCGTTAAGCCGGTTGTAACCGAACTTTCCTTTTTCGTATGGAACAAAACGAACGATGTTGTTCGCGTCGATTTCTTTTTTGAATATAACTTTTTCAACGGGAATGAGACGAATTTCAGCCACTGAATCAAGATTTAAGGACGGCACAATTTCAGCGGATAAAGCTCCGGTTGTTAAAATTTGTCTGAGAAGGTGATTCGTGATTCCAGGATGCTTTTTAAAGAATGTGTCAATGTCAGTTTGAATCTTCTTCTTACCGTTTTCATCAGCATCTATCTTCCATTCGATTCCAGAATTCCCAAGAGTAAGCGATCTTTTTACTGCTTGGGAAAGGTCGGGAAAAGCGATCACGAGTTTTTTAATTAGTCGTCCCTGAAAAATTGAGATTTTTGAGGAAATGAAAAGAAACAAGACTCAAATTGAAAATAAAAAGGATGAAGAAATAAGATTTTCGAAATAGCAAAAAAAAGCTCGAATGAGCTTAGAGAAATTAAACCCAGCAGCGGATAAGATCGCATTGATACGATCTCCTTCTTTACCTTTGAGAAAATTTCGAACCATATTGTGATCTTGTTTCAGATGAGAAATAACCGGTTCAATAGCAGATCTTCTATTCATCCACATCCTTTCCCAACGAGTCATTTTCTTTCTGCTTTTATTGGAAAGATGAACTTGAACATCTTCCGGATAATGATCTTTACCTTTGTAACCTAAGTCTACATAAACCTCCTTAGGACGAAGACCAACAATCTTTTCCATCTGATTGATGGCGTCCTTCAAAGTATGACCGTCATACGGGTTGTCATGCAAGGCTTGAACTCCAACAATCCAATTAGATTTACTCGTGGTAACTAAAGTCACTTTACAACCAAACTCATATCTCTTATGAGATTTACCTTTAGAAATACATTCCACTTCCGGAGCATGAATACTATAGATTTTATTTTTGCTATTTTTACTTTGTGTTAAGATTCGTTCAGAGATTTCTAAAAGAGATTTAAGTCGTTCATTAGGATTTTCTACTTTTCTCTCTATATCCCGTTTTACACTGCCCAAATACGTTTTTAATCGTTTTGTTTCTTTATGTGCACGTTTATTTTGTTTTGCATGAAAGTAACGTCCTTGTTTAATGAATGCTAATTTACTCTTGCGTTTATAACTTTGTCTTAATTGAATATTTTCTTTTGATGCTTCTTTTACTAAAACTTGTCGCATTCTATGATACAGTTTTGCATCCGTTGGAAAAGTGATCGCTTTTTCCTGAACCGTTGTATCAACATTCACTCTTCTAAATTCTGGATCTTTGATCTGGCCTTCTCGTTGGCCTAATAAGATCGTCTCTTCTAAAAATTTCTCTACTCCATCGGAACCAATCCGTTTTCGCCACTTTACTAAACTCGTTGGATCACAAGGGAAATCATGTTCGAAATATTCATTTCCGCAAACATATTGCCAATACGGATTTTCTAAATAACCTTCTACTACCTTTTCATCAGACACGTTATACGCGTGTTTCAAGTAATGAAGTCCAACTAACAAACGGATTCGTAATCCGGGTCGACCGGTTTTCTCTGTGTAGTATTTTCCGAATTCTTTCTCAAACTTTTCCCAATCTATCTTCTTCGCAATTTGATACAACGGGTGTCTAGGATCCAAGATCTGGTCCAATCTATTTCGAAATAGTTCTCCTTGATTCTGTTGTTTTGAGTTTGCTTCTGGTTTCATTTTCACCGGCTTTTACGTGGTTTCTGGATCTTTTATGGGGATTTTGTTTTTAAGTTTTTCTCCTTGGATAGCATTTTATTTGCGTTATTCGACATTTTAACTCTTTTTCAGGGACGACTAATTAGTGAAATCGATTCCAATGGAAACGATGGATTTACATCCTGAACAAAAAACTCAGTCTCTTGCCTAAAATCTTTCAGGTTTTTGGAACTTGCGGCAAATTCCATTGCTGTAGACGTTCCAAAAAAATAATTTGCCCATCTTTCAAAAAAGTTCATTATGCAAAACCTCCGTATCCGGATCCGCCGGATCCCGTTCCCGAAGTTTCATAAGCAATTCTTAATGAATTGAGAGCCATGCCGTAATGGTTCGGAACTTTCTTTTTGAATGACCAGAGGGATTTTCCATTTTCATCTTCTCCTTTCTCTCGAACGAGCATCGTAAGATGAAATTTGAATTCTTCGTATGCCTTGAGATCCGACTCGGAAAGTAAAAGTGGATTAGGAAATATAAAGAGTCCGGCTTTGATTGCGTCGACCGTATCTTGAAGAGAATCGTCTCGGTTTACGTTTATTACACCGACCTCATCCGCTCCAGGAACGACCTCGGAATTTTCCCGATATTTTTTCGTGAAGTATTGAATCTTTAAATTTTCCGGAAATCGGAGAGCCATACGTAAAGACCAATTACGATTCGGCAAAGCATCGATATTTCCGTTTAACACGCTAAATCGAGTTACTTGTTCTGCGTAACGTTCTTCGTCTAAGATACTTGCTTTGTAAAGTCCGATGATTCGGATTCTTCCATCGAGTGTAGGTTCACCAAAAACGCCGTGGACTGTATCTCCTTGGTCTGCACCGTGGTAAGTAAAATATGGGGAGTGATCCTTCAGTCCTTGGTCTCCTTCCCATTTTTGAATTTCATCTATCTGTAAAGGTTGCTCTTCGTCTGAACTAGAAGGCCAACCGATAATAGAAATCGTAAGGTTTTTACGCTTCGCACTCGTTACTGCGCCAAGAAGTTTGTTATAGATAAAGAACGGATTTCTCGGCGTAAAGAGTTGAGAGCATTGATATCCGCGACGATCGGATTTAGTTTTCGCAACGTATTCTCCTTTTTGATTGTCGAGTTTGCGGCTACACTTTTCGCAAGCGTAAAATACATTCGATGAGCTCGGATTTCTTAGCGCCTCTTTATCATCGAAACCGAATATACTGATCGGCTCTTTTAACCAACGCTCTACTAAGAGCCGGTCTCAAAACTGGTTGTACTTTTGACTCGTAATTATTTATTTGTGAAATGGACAAATATTATTCAGAGATACCGGATGGGCTTTGGAAACAAATAGCCCCATTAATCCCGAAAAAGAAGGTAAATCCAAAAGGAGGTCGCAATCGGGTTCCTGCACGAGTAGTAATGACCGGTATAATCTATCGAATGAAAACAGGCTGTCAGTGGCGTGCCATTCCGAATGAGTTTGGATCTGGCCAAACTTGTCATAGAAGATTTCAAGAATGGGAGCGTGCAGGAGTATTCAAAAAGATATATAAACGCATTTTAAAATATTATGATGTAAAGAATAAGATAGCTTGGACTTGGGCTTCTATGGATAGCGCAATGGTTAAGGCTCCAAAAGGGGGAGCTTAACTGGGAAAAACCCTACGGACCGCGCCAAATTGGGGGTTAAACGGCATATTCTTACAGATGGAAATGGAATTCCATTGGCCATAACATTGAGTGGAGCCAATGTTCATGACAAGCATAACGTAAAAGAGACTTTAAATTCAATCCTGATTTTTTCCGGTAGAAGAAAAAAGAAACCAAAACATCTCTGTCTTGATAAAGGATATGACTTTAAAGATACGGAAAAATTAATTAGAAGAAGAAATATCCGGCCTCACATTCGAAGAAGAGGCGAGAAACCATTGATCGGTAAATATAAAGGAAAGCCTCGACGATGGGTCGTTGAAAGAACGAACAGTTGGCACAATCGATTCAGGGCTATCCTTATCCGGTGGGAAAGAAAATCTGAAAATTATCTTGCATCTCTTTATCTCGCAAGCACTATTATTGTTTTCAATTTCTTTAATAGATAGTTTTGAGACCGGCTCTAAGTTTGTCCAATGACCGCAAGAAGGACATTTTAAAAGACGAAATCTTTGATCGGAGCGTAGAAATTCCGCGTGGATCCCAATGTTTGGAAGTGATGGCTGTGAACCAAGCATCATCCAATTCAATTTTGAAGCAAGAAGTCGGTCCCCGACAAACTCGATATTTTCCTCGTCGTGTTCATCAACTTCATCGAGCATTACGATATCCAAGTCGACTGTCTTTGTTCCACGTTTTGTCCACGTACCGCGCATTACGAGCGTAGCTTTGTCGATTTTTTTGGTTCTCGTATTGTCTACGTTGGAGTCGTTAAGATGTGGCTTTAGAATCGGGCATTGATTGAGGAACGGTTCAACACGGTCCTGAACAAAGTCTTTCATCGAGGTATCGTCTGGGAAATAAATTCCAGCTTTGTAACTGGATCGAAAAATTTTCCAGACGAGTCTTGCTAAAGCCCAAACTGAATATCCGATTTGTGCCGCCTTTAGGAATATAATATACGGGTGATCTTGTGACTCTCTGCAAATATCTCTCCAAAATGAATAACCATCGAAACTGTAAGGGATAAGATCATCGTCGCCTTTTACAAAAACGTTTTGGGTGAGGAATTCTTCCATCGTACCTTCACGTTCGGTAGATGATTTTCCGATGAGGTTGTCGAGTTCTTGAAAGAATTCTTCCTGAGCGTTTTTTGTTTTAGTCTTCGCCATCGGTAAGCTCCGGTAAGAATGCGATATCGATGTCTTTCATCATCGAAACTTCACGTTTGATATTTTCTATATATTGAGAAAAAACTTTTGGATGTGCTTTAAGAAACGTATGTAACGCAGGAGTGTCTTTGATTGCTCGGTGGACACCTCGAGCAACTTCAACGGGCTCCACTCGTTCTTTCTCTTTTTCAAGCATACGCTCGATGTCGTTCATCAATCCGCGAAAGGTGTTTAACGCACCTTCGCCGCTTTTGAATGCTATCGATAAATCTCCATCTTCGTTGAAAATTTGTTTTTTGATAGCTTTGAAAGTGCGGACTGTATTCACGCGTAGAGTCGTGAGACTAATTTCTGCTTCTTTTAAAGCTTCATTTCTTGCGTTTAAGAGCGCTTTCTCACGATCTTGCAAGGCTGTCGTTCCAGTTGTTTCATCAACTTTGGAAAGCCAGTTGCGAATGGTGTTTGCAGTGATTTTGGGATAATCAGGTTTTAGGGCGGCTCTGATCTGCTCCGGATTGTATCCAGAGATTACACTAAGGTTATACGCCCGACGTTCCGCTGCTTTAGGATAAGACATAGGGGGAACCGTATTCCTTTTCGTCGATTGTTTCCAAACAGAAATCTAAAGCTCTGTCCCCTATGTCTTTTCTTTTCACGCCGCCTCTATATCTGCGTCCGCAGAAATTTCGTCTTCGAGTCGAGAAGGTTTTATGTAAAGGCGCTCTTTTTCTTCGTTAATTTCAACACCTAACTTTTGTTTTGCGCGAAGCGGTTCTGCAAGAATTGCTTCTTTGTTAAGTTCAATACTCACACGAATAAACACGTTTGATAACTTCGCCGCCCAGTCATTGAAACGCTGTAATAGTCCATTCGCGGCAAGGATCTTTTCAAAAAATTTGGCGGTTCCTTTTGTTTTTACGGATGCAGGAATTTTTCGAAATTGAATCGATCCTGAAATCATCTTACACGTTTTGAGATTTGGATCCGGGAAAAGTTCATCTCGATTCTTCTTTACGAAAAACGCGACACCACTTGTGACATGTTCAATTTTAGATTGAACCGGATACAATACTTCTTCGAGTTCAGATCGAATCGCTGCAATCTTAGATTCGGCTTCGTTTACAAGTCGATCCTTCTCAAGCATCTGCTCACCAATGTATTCAACTGCCTTTTCTAAATCGGTTCGACTTTTATATTCGTTGTTCGGAAGGTCCACTAAAGTTTTTTTACTTTCGGGTTTTAACTTCTTAGTCTTGGCCATCTTGAATTTCTCCTTCTGTTTTCGGAGTTACATCAACCGTCACACCCTTTGAGGTCGAACTAACTACATCCGCCTTCGGGATTCTTTTTTTCTTAGCGACCTTTTTCGGAGCCGCTTTCTTCTTTGCCTTCTTTACGGGTGTCTTCTTCGTTTTCTTTTTTGCTACCATGATTGTTTTCCTCCTTTATTCAAAAATCATCATGTGTTTTCTGTAAAAACTGTATCGTCATATTTGCGAGTTTTATTTCGAATCCTATCCACAAGTTCATTTTTTACGATCGCTTCAATTTCGGAGGAGACTTCACCATCTCCTTTGAGAGCATTTTCGATCGTAACCTTATCAATGTCTTTGTGATAACGCTCTTTAATCCCGGCTCGAATCTGTTTTACGGAAATTTTTAAGCGATCCATGATTCGGAGATAACCGTCGGATAGAAAGTTGCGAACGTGATTTTCCCGAATAGTTGAGTCGGACAAAACCTCCGGATATGCAAATGCAATTCCTAAAAGAGCATTACGAATTGCTAAAGGAGTTCGATACCTACATCCTCGAATCAATAATTCTTTCGCTTTCTCTCCCGCTTTCCCGCGTTCGAATTTGACTTTGAATCCTTCTTCCGCGATCTGAATCAGTTCCGAATGATTGAGTTGATTCATCGGAACCTGAATCGTTCGGTAACCGATTTCGGGACTGGAAAGAATACCCGAAATCCGAGTCTCTGGTTTCATAAACATCAAGATTGAAAACAGGTGATCTTCTTTTTCGTGCGCAATTTCCCACACTTTTTTAAGATCTCGAAGTCCCCCGATGCGAAGAGCCTGTGCTTCATCAATGATTAAAACGACTTTTCTACCGATACTTTTAGCCCAGATCAAAAGTTCTCTGAGTTTGAAATATCTTTCATTTAGATTACCCGGAACGTGTTCGCTTGAACGTATAGATCGGATCATGTGTTTCATAACGAACGCGATCGAAAGACCACCTAACGCACTTTCCCAAGCCGGGCCTACATGAACGAGAATGTATTTTTGCGGTTGGTTGGAGAAAAATTCAAGTAGGCTGTTATACAGATACGTTTTCCCCATGCCGACTTCTCCTGTAACTGCAAGCCAAGAATTGTTTTTCACCGCTTGGTAGGCTAACTTTGTGATCTTATCCGTATTCCGAGTGTTTACGAATTCAGGTTGTTTGGTAAGAAGTGCATTCATTTCTCCAATTCCTTACTTTTAAAATATTCTCGGATCATTTCCACAAGATCGAGAACCTCTTGTGCAGGAATCGATCCTACCTTTCGCTTGCAGGATTTCAGATTATAGAGAACGATTTTGTCTATTTCTTCGTCAGGAATTTCTTCACTGAATTCGAGTTCTTCTAAAAGCCAATCGTACGCATCATCCACGGTGGAAAATTCCGTCGGAGGAGCGGGAGTATGAGTCTTCATATCCAACTTTGGAATATTCAATTTTCCGTATGGAGTATCCGGAAGGTCTGGAAGAACATCGGAAAGAACAAGGGATTTTTCCACGGACTTGGTGCCCTTCAATGCTTTCTTTCGGTTTTTTGTTCTTTCTGTGTCTCGAAATCCCTTTCGTCCACCCAGGTTTTCAAAAGATCCGGAAGTTCGCTCGATTGGACCTTGATCGTCCAGTAAGAGATGTCTTCCGTCGTTTGTGGTTGCAACATAGGAACCGTCGTATCGTTTGTAGATGGAAACTTTTTCACCAACTCGATCGATTGCGACTTCTTCCGGAGAGTAGCGAAGAAGATACTTTCGGGCATTGATCGAAACACAACCATACGCATCTATGTCCCGAATGAGTTCGGAGATCATTGCGTCTTTTAGGTTTTGTTTTGTAACTGCACGGATAGGATGTTTCTGAACGGACGAAAGCCATTTCGCGTAATTTCCGAGTTTGTCATTCCGATGGATTTGGTAACGGTAAAGAAGCTCGTTCAACTCATCCAAATTCGAAATCATTCCTTTTACGATTCGAACTTCACAACTTCGTTTGATTGCAGAGATTCGGCCTTCGGCCGGACCCTTAGCTTTAGAATGTCCCGGAAAGTGTGGGATCCGTTTTATTCCGAGACGGTGAAAGAAAGGATCGAGTGTTTTGAAAGCAGAGTGACCATCTGTATATAGTATTTCTTGAAGTCCTTGTAACGGAATGTAATCGTCTTCTTTCGGGAGGACGGCTCTTGAAAAGAAGTCTGCATGGTCTGTTGAATTCTCACCTCCGTGTGTTGAGTCTCCTCCGATTGCAGATGGCGCGTATGCCCGAACATAGAACGTTTTTGAATATACTTCAATCGCTACATAGATAATCACTTTTCTAAGTTGAGAATCTTCCGATCCTTCATAGATTCGTGTGATTCCCATTTCTAAATCGGGACGAACCGCGAGGTATTTTTTCGAAGGGTGAAGATAGACTGCATTTAGCGGGGAGGCGTCAATCATCCACGCACGATTTGCGTAAGGCTCCGACCATGTTATGGATGCCAGAGGACTCTTAATCTGTTTACGAGCAAGCCCTTTGTCGTTTAGCCACCGTCCGAGCTTGTGTCGATCCCAAACGCCAGGACGAATTTTTCCGAGTTTCTCTGCAAGCTCGATGGCAAATTCTTGCGACTTTCCGTAATCACGATTGAGCGCATAACCGACCGTCTTTGCATTCCCTTCCGTTTTCGTTTTCTTTTTTTGTTCATGCAAAACTTCACCGGCGTACATCAACTCAGAAAGTATAAATCCTTCTTTCTCTCTGAGATCTTTTTCCAAACTTCCGAGTCTCGATCCAGTTTTTTTACGTTTTACTTTTGCAACCGAAACGACCGACTCTCCTTCTTCAAGTCGATTAAATACGTCGTACACTCGTGGTTTAGAAAGTCCGAGAATTCGAATTGCCTTTTGAACGATTTCGCCGCGAATTTTCGCGTTTTGTATTACTGTTTTTGCATATATCCATTCTCTGTATAATGGGATTACGATTCCTAAGTCCAGTATTTTCATCCCAAATCCTCCATCATAGGGACCGGCAAACAATCCGACCACTTCTCATGAATCGATCTGTAAATTCCGGATAGTGAGGTTAAAAAAATGGAAACTACTTTACCATTTTCTAAACTATGTTCAAGCTTCAAAAAATCGGAATCGTGCGCGGCGAGGATCACATCCGCCTGCGACTGTATCGAGTTTAGAGATTCCATTAGAATTTCTGAAAGTTCTCGTCTTTCTCGAAATGCCCTTCTTACTTCCGGAGAAATACCGGTGTCTTTTGTCTGGTCATCTACGATTTTATGAAGCTCGTCCATAGCTTCTTTGTAACTGGAAGCTTCTTTTTTTGTATTCGTGATTTGGTTTTCCAAATCTCCAATTCGTTTGTCTTTTTCAGTAAGAATTTTTGAGACTTCTTTTTGGTTTTTAGAAGCGAAACTTTTCTCATAATCAGAAAGGCTCATCGCTCTTCCGTCCGGGAAGCGAACTTCTCCGTCTTCAAAAAGTGCGTTTTCTTCTCGTAGTCCCTCAATGATTCGAAAAAGCACTTTGTCGTTCTTCCCGCACAAAGACTTACGGTTGATTTCGGAAGAGAATAGTTTGTCTACCGCAGGAAGAGCTTTTTCGATCTTCCACCATTCGAAAACAGTGTTATCGTTTACGAATTGCTCCATCCCGGCACATCCGGGAACTTCAAGATAAAGTTGCTCTCGGTTTACTTCGGCTAACGCAACGAGTACGGTCTCTTGGCCGACTCGGATCATTTCCGTTCCGGCTCCGATCTGACTCATCAGATAGTTGAGCCTTGTTCGTCTTTGTTCCGGGGTGACCAATGGAACGGGGGTAGTCGATTCGGGTAGTGCCAACTCCCTTGTTTTCTCGACAGTTACCGAACTTTCTTCTTCCGACCAAACTTCCGCAACGGACGACAACTTTTTTGTGTTAGGCGTTTTTGTGGAAGCCTGTTTAGTAGTCTTGTTCTTCTTGTTTTTTTTGTTCATGCTTCTTCTCCAAGCTGATCATTTCTATTTTTAATTCGTTTATAAACTCTTCGTGGTCTTCTATGAGATTATGTTTTCGCAAAAAAACCATATTACAGGCGCTATAATCGATTAGGGTTGTTGCAATTTTTTTCATGTCAGTAATGCCCATTGAAACAAACGATTTCAAAATGGTATGCCTGGCAATGAGTAGTTCTGTCATATTTTTATTCACGGCTTACATCCAATTTAAGATACTTTAATATTCGATTCCATAATGTTTTCTTTTTGTAATGTAGTAGCGCAGGTTGAAAATATACGTAACTTTTCATACAAGCATTCTTAGGAATTGCTTATGAATTTTTGTAAGCATTCTGTTTTTCTTATATTCTTCCGCCGGATCCAAATTCAAATACGCTGGTCTCATTTTCGCTTCGATTGAAATTAAGAGTGCGAGTTCCTTTGAAGTGTGCTTTTCTTTTTGAACTTCAAGAAGCCGATTCCAATAGGTTTTGAATTCCACTTCGGAAAGTCCGGAATGAATAAGCGCTTTTCGAAATTTAAGCGGATACGTTTTCACCTTATTTCTTTTCCTTTTGGATTCGTTCTTCAATAAGTTCTTCGTTTTGCCATTCAGCAAAGTCGGCGATATAGCCTCTCTTCTCAATGTACGTCTGAAAGATTGCGGATCTTCCGAGGGCTTTTTCAGCGAGTCGCTTCCACTTTTCCGTGGAACTAGCTTTTTCTCCGAGTTCATGTAAAACTTCATCGGAATACTTTGTATATAACGCCTGTCGGAGAAATGTGATTCGCTCTGCGGTTGTCATTTAACTCTCTTTAGGTGCGGAGTAGCGGCAGGAGACTTAGAACTTTCCCGAAAGAACCGTTCTTCTCGACGATCGGCTTCGCCTTGGAATTCTCTCAATCCATACATCCTTCCGTTTACATACGCATCGTCTCCCGCCCTGGTCGCTTTGAGGTGTTTGTATCCTTCGACAAAACCGAGAAGAAAAGATATTTGATCTTGCCTGGATTCGTATTTTTGAGAAAGGTCTTCTGCTTTTTTTAAAATCCGATCGTTCAAGGTGCGGCCTCCGAAAATTTTATTTATAAATATTGCACGTTCACGTAATAACGCGTTTTCAAGATCCTGCTCATTGGAGTTGGAGTTTAGAATTTCACTTCTGCGCTTGATCATTTTTTTCACTAACGGATTCATTTTTGACTTTTTCTTTCCGCCTGCGCTTTGCGAAGTAATTCTTTTCTTTGTTTAGGATTACCCCATGCATCCATTCTGATTTGCTCACCTTGTTCGGTAAGAAACTTGAAATCGTATGCGAGTATGTCGAACTTCCCGTTTTTGGTTTCGATGAACAATTCACGTTCACCGTCGTCGTTGATTTCATATACAAGTCGAAGTCTCATGCGATCGCCATTGCTTTTATGTTTTCACACTCTTCAAACAATTCGCATACTTCATTCAAGTACGCATAACTCTTGAATCTCTCCGATTCCGGGTTATGGCAATAACCGTCCCAAGGTTCTTCCCAATCAGGTTCGAAAAATTTGCAATTAGCACATCGTTTCATTGTGATTTCTTTTCACGTCTTCCAAAAGAATATACAGATGGATTTGTTCTCTGCTTACGGACTTCGAAACAAGAACATGGAATTTCCCCTTTGACGCAAAACGATTGCGCCATTTTACTGGATAGTTTGCCGTGTGCATTGTTTAGCGATTTGAACGCAAGGATGACCGAATCAGGTTTTGATTTCATCGCTTGAATTAAGCGGCCTCTTCGAGTTCCAGAAATTTCCTGCGGCAATCCGTTCTTTTCAAGCCACGTGCTAATCGCTCGAACGACTGCATAACCCGCTTCTGCCCTTGCTCTGCATTTCGTACGTCTGGGAATGGCCTCCATTCGTTGCTTCATTTCTTGAATTGATTCTTGTAAACTGATCGTTTTCATGCGGCGAACCTCGGAGCAAACGCGGCCCTATACATGGGATATACAAGATCATATTGAGCTTTACGGAACTCTTCCCATGTCGTTACGAGTCCTTTGTGAGTTGTGCGGTATTCGAAGCGTTTCCGAACCATCCACTCGAAGGCTTCTTCGAATGTAACAGGGTTTCCTAATATTTCTCTTTTCTTATGTTCTTTGTATGCTTCGCGTGCGTCTGCCAAGGAGATTTCCCACTCGGTTAAGAGGATTTCGTTTACGCGGGCGGAGGTGCGAATGCCTCGGATGCAGTTGGAAATCATAACTTTCGTTATTTTATGTTTTTTTGCAAGTTGACATAGTGTCTTTCCACCCTTCGCAAAAAACGAAAGTTTCATCGGCAGTGATCGACCTCGAGGTTTCTCAAACATCAGAAGCCTCGACCAGCGGATTATCAAAATTATAAAGACCCTCTCGAGCAAGCATAGAGAGAGTCTTTTCGTGTTTGGCTAATCCCGTAAGAGTCTGAGTAACGCTTCCGTAAGACAGTTTCCTTTCCCGTACCCATTTTGCAACTGAGCCGAACCTGAATTTCAAAGTGCGTTTTATTACATCACATTCGAATTCGCTAAGGTAGCGGGTCGAAATTCGCTCGTTGCTCGTTAGAATGGTTTTTTCCATAGAATTATTCATATCGGTATATTTTTGCAATTATATTCCGATATGAATAATAATCAAGAAAAAATATTATTTTTGGTATATTTTTTGAGGTTAACTTTTCTATCCAATGTTAACCTTTGGCAAAGAGATAATGACAGACGAAGCTAAACGACTACAGAAGTTTATGAAACAACTCGGACTTACACAGGTTCAGATAGCGAATGAAACTGGTTATTCTCAGGCATCCATTAGCCGCTACATTAACGGTCGTGATATGGATATGCAGTTTTTACTGAAATTAAAAGAAAGGTATAATGCGAATCCAATTTGGTTTCCAACTGGTGAAGGTTCAATGTTCCTTTCGTCTTCGGAGGAATTAGATAAACAAACTGATGAAATTCGATTTTTAATTAGAGGCCTCAAAGAACGAGAAGGTATGCTTCAATTCGTTCAAAGGATAGTAAAAACTACTGATTCCGAATGGAAAAAAGTTCAAGAAATGGTTCGGCTATTGTTAGGACAAGATGATTGACAGAAGGAAATAAAAATATTTTTCAAATCTTTTGAAGATCCTTGAATTAAGATTCTTGTAGTAGTTTCATCACCGTAAAATAGATCGTGGACAAATTTATCCATCCTTTCCTCAATTCTAAATAATAAAACGGTCTCTTCTAAATTATCCAACATGATTTTGTTTCCTTATCGCTTGTGTAGTATGGATAAATCCCCCGACAAAATCAAAGCTAAATTTTGTAAAAATATTGCATTTCTTGTGAGTTATGTGGCATTGGGACCTTATGGCTGCAATACTTGCATTGATTTATCGAATAATTTTCAGTGTTGGAATGGAGGCACGTGGATCGGATTTAGTTCTTCCAAATTTCATTGATTCGAAATGTCCAAACTATGGAATTCTTTCACCCAACTCCGATGAACTGGAGAAAGCAAGGTTCGAAGGTGATCAAACAAAGATTTGGGTAAAAAATATAGAAGGAAATCACACAGTTGTTCCAGCCTATACTGCAACTGAAGCCCTTAAAATTTATGAAGGTTGGGAATTTCGTCAATTTTTAACGGTATATGAAATGGTCTGTGGAAAAGGGTTAAAGCCGCCGTTTTATGATCTCATTCCCTACGTTAAATCTGAACCGTTGAGAGAATGTATTCAAAAGGCGAACAGTTCAAACAATTCTCGCGCCGAGGCGGAATGCTACGAAAAACATAATGATCTAAATCGAGGAAAATAAGATCCATGATTTAAAAAATCATGGATTAAGGGGATTTGTTTTAATTGACTGAGATTTTGTGAAGTAACTTTTTAAATACCTAACATGATTTAAGAGCGGAAAATTTTCCAGAAAGTCAAGCAGAATATTCAATGGCACATTTCAGTTTCATAACATGTTACTTTCCCAGAATCGCAATCAACCCTTGAATGAGACCCGCCGCTTGTTTACGAGAGAGTAAATCAAACGGCTTCTTGTATTGCCTTTTGGAAAACGAATCTAAATCGATATTGTAGATTCCTTTCTTGTTGATCTTTTCACAAATTTGTTTAGCCAACTGTTTTTGATCGTAAGAACGTTTTTGAAGATTCTTCTTTAAGACTAAAATCGGATCGTTCGGTTTTTGTTTGAAAACTCTTTGACGCTCTATATTCAAAATATTGATTATTGTATAAGCCTGTGAAGTATTTAAAGAAGAAATCGATTCGGAACCGGTCTCATTCAAAACGATTTCGTAAACTTTTACTTTCGACAAGCCCGCTTCTCTTGCAGTGGCCCAAAGTTTTTTCAATTGGTCCGAATTGATTTTTTTGTCCGCTATCATCTTGTAAGTCCCTAAAGGATCTTACATCAATTTTTCCGAGTTGACAACTTTAATTTTATATATTATAAAACCCTTAATTATATGAATGCACTCGTAACAAAATCATCAAAAATTAAACTATCATCTCACGTTAGGAAACTATTTTACTCGACCAGGGAATTTGCAAAGCTCTTGGGAAAGAGTGAAAAAACGATATTACGATGGAAAGAAGACCAGACGTTTCCCTTCCCATCGTATGAACTCGGTGAACGAAGCACTGTCTGGCTTATTTCTGACGTAGAGAAATGGCTCAATTCACGAGCAAACAAAAAGTAAAGACATAGCGGACATTCAAGACCCGCGTTATACTAAACCTCTTTCTATTCAAAACACATAGGCTATTCTTGCCATGTGCCAAAAGCAAATTTAAAATTCGATTCCAATGGACATCTACGACTAGAGTCCGGGCTTCTTCTCCATAGCTCTGGTGTTGCGCGTGGAGAGTTTCGCTCTCTCCACGCAAATTTTTTACAGAACGGAGCGCCTTTAAATACGGGTGATACAACCGAACTCGTAGAAAACGAAGAATATGCGGAATTCAATTTCCGTATGTTATCGGCCGTTTTGATCGAAGGATGGTGGTGTGATTTCAGAAACTCTACAATTTTAGAAACCGCTGTAGAAAAGTTTTCAACTAAAATTTATACGGATCATCAAAGGACCGTTCGCAACTCGATCGGAATTACACGCAATCCTATATTCACGAATCGTAATGGAATTCCCGGTATCGATGCGGTTTTTCGGATATATAAAGAGTTTGCCTCTGATGTCATAGCACGATTGAAAACGAAACCGGCATTGATTGATGCGAACTCCGCTGGTGTTTCTTTCACTTACGAAAAGTCACATCCTCAGTTGGATAACTTCTATGAACATCTTGGTGAGGTAATTGATGGTCAATACGTTCGCCTCATCGTCACAAAAATTCTATCCGTTTTCGAAACATCCCTCGTCGCCGTGCCTGCGGATAATACCGCAAGGAAATTCGCCGCAGGTTTCGATTTCCCACAAAACAATCTTACAAACTTAAACAATCAGGAGGATAAGATGAAAATCAAACGCACTATTTTGTCACTTCTGGGGGTTGATTCCCAAAAATTCGGTCTGTCTCCTGGGGAGGGCGAATTCGTGGAATTGCCGTCGGAAAAAATGGAATCCGTGCTCGAAGAAGCGGGGATAACTATCACAAAACTGCAAGATGGGGCACGTCAAAGCGCCGTCTTGCAAAACAACTTAAACCAATTCGCAAAACTTTTTGGGAACGAGACTTTTCCAGCAAACGTGGATTTCGCGTCCAAAGTTGCCGAACTCCAAAGCCTTTTGGAAGAACCTAAAAAGCTACTCAACGCTGAAAGAGAAAGGGCTGTCACTGCTTATAGAGTTTTTACGAAAAACCAACCTGACTCCGTGATCGAAGCCTTAATCCAAGGTGCAAATCTCGAACAGGCTAAAGCGTTTTCGAAACAGTACGGCGCTTCATTAGAAAATTCGCATCCGCTTAAATGTGAAGACTGCGGATCGAAGAAAGTCAGTCGTGCCTCCGGAAATTTAAGCGAGCCTCAAGGTGGGGCAAAAACTTTCCAAAAGAAAAGTCCCGACAGTTTCAAGTTGAGTAAAAAGTAAAAAGGAGAACGAGTATGCCTTTAGATGAACCATTCGAAGTCGGTTATCGCGGGATCGTTGAGCCCGTAACGATCACCGTAAAACATCAAACTCTGACAAAAGCAGACGAAGGTAAACCGGCTAAGTTTACCGCAAATATGGAGGTTTCCCTCTGTGTCGACGGCGACTCTCCAGCGGGTCAAATTGTGGTCGTAGACGAAAAGGGAAAGATTCTCGGACTTAAAGTTTTCGGAATATTCGAATATGATTATTCCGGTACCAATCCGGCTCCTGGCTTTTTGAATATCCAAGCAGACAATGCTGGAAAAATCAAGACCGCTGCCAGCGGAACGCGTGTTCTCGTTATCTCCGTTGATTCCGGAGCAAAAAAACTGGCCTGCATTATTTAAGGAGAAAAGAAAGTGCCACACGTAAAATTAGATAACGGGCTTGTTCGTCTCGACTTACAAGCCGAAGCCTATTCCGACGCAAAACGCGACGGTCTTTCCATGAACGAATTTATGGAGCGAGAAGAATCCGGGTTCGGATACGATCCGGAAACACCAACGGGAAAAAATCTATCCGCATTCGAACGCCAATTAATGGCAAATAACGTTTCGATCGGAGAAGCTTCGTTTTCCGTAGACGACTTCATAAAAGCATCTAACCAATCGAAGTATCTCTTCCCTGAGTTCGTAAACCAAAACATATACATCGGAATGAATCAGGGTCAACTTCAGGTGAAGTTAGAAGATACGCATTCTGTGAAAACTCGCATAAGCCAAGGCGCGGCGCGATCAGTCGCGTTTGACATCGAGGGTTCTGATCTTACCGCTAAGAAAAAGGCGAAAGAAAGCGGCGGAAAATTTCCGAAAGCAACGATCAAAGCTCAAGAGAAAGCAATCGAAACCAGTCCGGTAGGACTCGAAATCAATTTCACTTACGAGTCTTTGAAGAGAATGCAAATTCTCAAAGTGCAAAATATATTCCAAGTTTTCGGTTGGCAACTCTCACAGCAGATTACAAAAGAAGCGCTCCGCGTAATCAAAAGCGGCGATGGAAATACAGGAACAGAAGCAAAAACATCCCAAACGTTAGGAACCGTTTGGAAGTATTCCGATGTAGTAAATTTACTTCTCTCTGCGGATAAAGGAGTCGAGTTCACACATGCCGTTGTGAGTAAAAACTTTTTAGAGAAGATGCTTACAGACGAAACCAATTTCAAACAATTTCAATCCATGAACTTACTCGAAGGTTATGTTAAAACGGGTCAGGTTCTCAACTTTTTTGGAATGAACTGGAAAACTCATCCGGATATGGACGATGACGCAATCCTTACGTGGAACAAAGACGTAACGCTTGAGTTGTACGAGGATTCCGCCGGCCAACTCGTGGAGAGCGACCGCTTTATCCGAGAACAAATCGAGGGAACGGTAATCAGTTATGATTTCGCTTTTGCGAAACTCTTTTCTGCAAGCTGTCATCACAAAACTAAAAAACCTTAATCGGATCGCCAAACATATGTTAAACGAAGTTGCAGAACTCAAAAAACAACTCAGGATCAAACCTAAAAGCTTGGATCTTTCCGACGTAAGAGACGGAGATTTCGCTTCTCCTTTCGAGGAGTTCCTAGAGTCTGCGGCTGCTTTGGCAAAAGCACGACTAACGTCCTGGGGAGTTGCAATTCCTGATAGTCCTCCGTATACAACGCCACTGCGGACATCCGAAATTCTCCTTATCAAGGCTGAAATCATTGAGGAGTTTGGATACAACGACGGCTTTGATCCGGAGGAAATTTCCACCGGAGGCGGTGAAGGAACGCGCGTTAGGCGCTCTCGAATGAGTGCGGAAGAACGAGGTGAAATCGTAGAAGGATTTCGTAATAAAGCCTATTTCCTTCTCTTCGGGAAACAACCTTCCGAATCTCCTGGGGTTGCCTAATGAGTATTCACTCAATGTTGGATCGTGCCTTCGAAAAAGGAGCACAAGCCAAAATCAAAATTCTTACTCCTGTCTCGGTTCCTGCTCCATCTGGACTAAGAGCCGGTCTCAAAACTATCTATTAA